TTCTTTTTTATATTGAGTCATACTACCTCCTTATCTGGTGTTTCAAACGAATAATGAACAGTTTCATTACCAACTTTAATCCTGTACCAAATGACAGGACATGTATCTAGCCACTCATAAAATGAGTCTGGCATTTTTTTATCTGCACTCATGCTACCTCCTTCGGTTCTCTAAAACTTAAAGCAAAGCTACTGTTACAATCGTGGTTAGATGACCTCGCTATGTAATTACTTTTACCTCTAGTTCTTCTTATTGCAAAATCAAAATCTATATTAGTAACAACTAACTCTCTGTATATCTGTCTTACATCTTCTAACAAAAATGTTTTCTCTCCTTCGCCACCTCTCCAATCTAGATTAGTTCCTAATACAAAAACTTCTTTACCTAAATATTTTTCAAAGTAACCTAAGTCATAAATAAAATCTTCGTAGTCTTCGTCACTTGCATAAGGTTCTAAGATTGCTATGTAGTAATTACTCATAATCTATCTCATCAAACCTATCGTTAAGAAATAAATCTTTTCTTGACCACTTCCAATCAGTAGCATCTAGATTAGGATTACCTTCTTCACAAATAACTGTGCCATCTTTTAAAGTAATCCATAGTCTAACCCACTTACCTACTTGAAGCTTTTCAATGTCTTCTAGTTTAAAATTATTTCTTTCGGCAACATCTTCGATATCCCATATAAAAGTACTATCGTACTTGGCTTCTACATATCTAACCTTTGTCATGTTTAAACACCTCTCATATTAAATTTATCTTCGGCAACTGCTTCTCGCAAGTCAACCTCGTTAAGTCTTACTACTTCTTCTTGAGAATGTAAATTACTCAGTAAGAATTCTCTGACTTCTTCTAAAGACATCTGTTCTACTTCTTCCCAAACATCTTCCCATACTCTGTCGTTTATTTCATGGCTCATATTATTCCTCCAACGCTTCTATTCTGTCGATTACATCTGCAATACCATCATTAACTTTATCCTCAGCTATGGCTTCCATTT